AATTTACTACGCAGTGCGTCCAAAGCTTTTTCAGCAGTAACCTTACGCTTCTCAAGATCCTTGACTTCCGCCTCAAGCGCCGCTGTTCGCTCTAGATAAACAGCCTCTAGATCAGCGGACTTCTTGGCATACTCGGCATCAATCTTAGACGCTTTAGCTTGAAGCTCAGCAACTTTACCGTTCCATTCGTCAACGGCTTTAGAACGGGCTTTTTCCTCAGCTAGGATCTCGTTTGCACGAATCTCCTTCGCATCAGAAATATCCGACAGGGCTTTCTCACGCTGCTGCATAGCTTGTTCCATCTCGGAATTAACCGACGACAGACGCTTATCAGCTTCTTCGAAAGCTTTGTTGACCTTCTTGTCCGCTTCTTCAAGCTCGACTTGCTTAGCCCGAAGTTGCCGTTCTACGTCAGCCTGTTTAGCAGAAGCTTCGAGGACGGCGGGGATAGCGTCAAGAACCGGACCCCAAACGTCTTGGAACTTCCGAAGTGCAGTAGTGTCAATAGGCATAATCAACCCCCCGGCATGCCAGCTTGGATTACGGTCATCGTCAGCGGAGCGGTCGCCACACTAGCGGCTTTCAGCCTTACAGCCGTCACCGGGGTGGTGATCTGTGCATTAGCCGACGCAGCCGTTCCGGCGGGCATACCACTTACAGCAAACCACTGAGCCGTAGCCGGATTAAACGTACTAGAAAATACGTCGTCATACGTTACGTCAACCTGATAACTCGCCGTCCCGCCTACCGTGACCCCGATACCGACGTTAAATGGACTACGATAAGTATCCAAAATAATCGGAATCGACTCCCCGGCGGCGGTCAAACTAACTCTAATTGGGCGCATCTCAGCCCCCTAATCAGTTTTGGTTATAAGCAGGGAATTGCGAGCCGTCAGAATTACGCTGTGCGTAAACCACAGTAACGATAAAACGTCCTGCGCCGAGGGTACCCGTGCCGACCACATTGCGAATATAAACAGTCGTATCAGCAGTTGTAGACGTTTGCCAAGCAAGTTGGGTCGCAGCCGTAGCCGTGCCAGTGAATCGGCCACCAGCGGTAGTAGCGACAGCAGCGGAAAGCTCAGCGCCGCCCGAGGTTGTGCCAACCGAAATAGTCGTGGTGCCGGTGGTCGCGGCGACCACTTGGTCGATCAGAATATTTACGATCTGTGAGCCTTGGGGCAGCACAAAAGCGGCAACATCGTAGTTACCTTGGGCGGTACCGGCCAAATTACCCGAATCGTATGACTGATTCAACATCAGCACGCCGGTATTGCGGCCAGCGCCATAACGAACGGTACCCGAGCGAACGGGGCCGGAGAAAGTTGCCATCGACATAATATGTTCCCTTATTTGCGCTCATCATCTCAAGGGAGAAGTCTGCCAAGCCAGTTGATGAGCAGGTGATCTTGGATATAAGAACGCTAACATATAAAGAACAAAAAGAAAAGGGGCCGAAGCCCCTTTCCCAACTGAAAACCCCAATCCTTACAGCGGGATGGTAGGTCCAGTAGAACCAGCCGAACCCCAAATGCCGAGGGGATCAGACCAGCCAAAGCTATAACGCTCGCGGGCTTTGTAACGGACGTTGCCGGTATCAAAGTCACCGTCCATGCCGGTAGACATGGGGGTACGAACGAAGTGCTTCAGACCATTAGGAACGTCGGTCATCAGGAACCAAGCATCCGGGTCAACGAGGAAGTGGTTAACCGTGTGGCCTTCCGGAATCGAACCCATCGCCTTGAGAGCGTTGATGTCGTTATCGGTGGTGCCGACGCGCAGTTCCGTTTCCAGCAGACGCTTAGCAACAAACATCAGTGACGGCGGAATAATCAGCTTGCGGGGCTTAGCCGCAATCAACATACCACGCTCATCGGTCCAAGCAGCGATCTGAATAACAGCGGCCTCAAGCGAGGTTTCGTTAAGATCGACGTTGGTCGAAGGACGGTTGGCATTGGTGCCACCCGAAACCAGCGGGTGATTAGCCACCGAGCCAGCCGAGTTAGTACCAAACAGCGACACGTTATCGCCACCGAGGAAGTTACGGCTAAAGCCGTTATTCAGCACCGAAGCGGCCTTGACTTGCTTGGTGTAGGACATTGCACGGGCCAGAGCCTTGGTGTAACGAGCCGACAGCGAGTCATACAGGTTGTCTTCGACAGCTTCTTCCGTCAGAGAGAAACCCATCGCAATAGTTTCGTGGGTATAACGAGCCACCCATGCTTCTTGCGCGGTGTCATAAGCAATTGCCGAACCCTCGGTTTTCACCGGGGCGGGAGCAAAGCCCGACAGCTTGGTTTCTTCTTCGAACGAACGCTCGGAACTCTCGACTTCGTAGATTTCCTTGTGTTCTTCGCCGTAGCGGTTGTACTCCATGCCGAACAGAGCGTTCAGGCCGGGGAGCAGTTCCTTGAGTAGTTGGGAACGACTGATAGCCATGGTTTATATCCTTTTAGGCGGCGGTAATGGTGGTCGCATCGTACATATGCACGCCCGTATTGAACTTAACGATGAGGTCGGTGTAGTTGCTACCGGCATCAACGAAGTCCACGACACGCAGCGCGAGCGTAGCGGTACGGGCGGGGGCAACAGCGCGAACGGTCGAAAGACCGGTAGCCGTATTACCACCAAAGTTTTCAATGGCTGCTTGATAACCACGGGTAGTGGCAGCAACAGAACCAGCCGCTTGAATCTGATACAACTGCTGAGGATCGTCGTTAACTTTAACGATGATGTTCTTATAGCCAGCAGTGACCGCGTTTGCGGGCAGATACTGACCATGAACTTGATACTTCAGCACCGGGTCAACATAACTAACACCAACGCACACGCCAATGACGCCACCCGTGGAGGTAGTGACAGTAGCGCCAGCAGCGGTGGGCTGACCAGCGGAAGAAGCGCCAACCAAAATAACATCGCCGGTGTAAATAGGCGTGGCGTTGTCAACGGTGTAAGCGATCTCTCGCATGGCACCGCCGGGGTTAGGACGACCGCCGATCAAATTGATCGGACGAAGCCCGTAAGGAGAAGGAGTGCTAGCCATTTATGGCCTCCAAATTAAAGTTTAGATGTACCTGAACCAAAGCCACTGCGCGAAGTCTCAGATTTATGGTCTTTGAACAGAGGCATACGCGGGTCATTCTCGCGGAAAAGCGTGTTATTGACCGAATCCATCTGTGCGCGTGACTGCTTGTTGTAATACGCATCGCGCTGTTCCATGAATTCCACAGGGGCTTTACACAGAAGCAGACCGCCGATTTCGATATTTCCCGACTTATTAGCTTCAAGCATCATTTCGGGATGGTCTTCTGCCCGGACCGGTTCCCATCCTTGGCGCATCTTTCCTGACACATTGGTAGGATCAGCCTGACCTAGAATGGCGGTGCGAACCCAACGGAATTCATATCCGGGGATGGGGGCAGGTGATGGTAGGGTAGCGGCGGGTTGCCACTGACGAACACGGCGCTCGCGGGTTTCAGCATCGCGGTTAGTGAGGTTACGTTCAGTGCGGTTCTCAGCCATTATCTCTACCCATTTGTTTAGCAACTTCTTTCGCGTAGTCTTCTAACGGGACTCCGAGCCGTTTTGCAAATGCAACCTGCGTTTGCGTCAGCACGATCTTTTTAGGCGCGGTGCTTCGCGTTGCCGGTGCCACTACATTTGCGGGTTTAGCCTTTTTGGGCTTTTCCTCGACCACTTCATCTCCGAATACTTCAGGAAACACTTGTCGGATTCTCCGATTCAGCTTCCCGTAATACTCATCCGACGTAGTATCAAGGCCCTCATCGACCAATTTCTCATGCACCCCCAGTGCAAAGCTGGTCATTTCTTTATCCGAGCCAAACCAAGAATTCTGACGTTGCCACGCCAAAGCCTTGTGATCGACTTGGGGCTGGGGGGATACAGGTGCATTATATTCAGGTTCTTTTCTTTGTAAAGGAATATTTACTGCTTTACGTTCAACCTGACTGATTTTAATCTTGGCGTCGGCAATCTCTTCTTGCGCGGAAGCAAGAATATCTGCATCACCGTCCTCATACGCCTTCTTGAATTTAGCCCGAGCTTGGGCCAATTCAGCTTCCGCAGCGGTCTTTTCAGATGCGACGGCGAACTTATTCGACGCATTAGCGAAGTTTCGAAGCTTCTGATTCTCTTCGAATACCTGTTTAGCAAACCGAAGAGCCTCTTCTTTCTCCCGAGCAGCGGCTTCTTTAGCCCGACGCTCATCGTGGTAGCCCTTGGACAGGTGCTGAATACGCTTCTTTACCTTGTCCGAGTAGTTCTCAAGCTCATCCTCGGTAACTTCCGTAGGCGGTTCAGACGCTTCACGGCCCCGGTCTTTCTCAGGGGTATCGTCTACAACCTCAATCTCTACCTCGTTGCTGACTTCTTTATCAGCGGTAGAGGCTTTAGCTTCCTTCTCATCAGGAAACTCGAATTCAACTTGCTCGCTCATTTAAGTCTCCTTAACCAGCGCGGGTAATACCACGGGGATCTTCAACAACGGCCTCGACCATATCGTCGTTAATAAGCCGAAACTCCCGACCATGAATCTTCAGACGGGTGCCAGCATAGGCGCGGGTAATAACGAAATCACCCTCCTTACACCACGCTCCAGTCGGAAACTTGTCGGCGTCCTTATAAGCCATTTCACCGGCCTTAAGAACGAAGAGAACCACCGTACTATGCTCTTCAATTCGTACCGAAGAGTCCGCTTTAAGGATTCCGGATTCAAACTTATCTTCTACTTCCGGCACCGCACACAGCAGTTTGTACCCTTGGGGCTTGGGTAGTTGGGTTGCTGCGGTTTGTTCATCAGTCATCAAAATGCTCCAGTCTTCGCATGAGGTCATTTACATAGGACTGCGCGAGATTTAGACCCCGAATCACCCCGCACAGATACTTATATTCTTCGAATGTTTTAGGCGCACCTTGCTGCAAAGCAGCGGTGTTAGTAGCAACCTCCTCACTGAACTGAGCGAGGAGGTGTTTGAGAATCTTTTCTTCCATTACTGGTTACCCGGTTTGGGCTTGTTCATGCCCGGATTGGGTTGTTTATTGGTCTTGAAGGCCCCCAAGACGTTCTTGACATTAGCCTGCCTCGACTGGGATTCGATCTTCTTGTTCTCCAGCATCAGGCGCTGTTGCTCCATTTGAAGCTTGGC